CTCCTGAGGAGTTATATATCCTCTCTGTTCTTTATTAGCTAAAGCTAAAACTCTTTGATATACCGTGTCTATACTTACCATTTGTTATTTTTTATTTTTATAAGGAAAAACCTTATTTAATGTTTGTTTTCTTTTGTTACAACCACAATCACTTCCTGCTACTTTATGTACAAATTTCTTAATTCCAGTTGCGGTTGTTATTTTTTCTATTGTATCTCCTAGTCCTTTTGATTCCATATAATTATTGTAGTTTACGATCGCCCCGTAGGGCGACCGCTCTACAGTTTGATTAATTATTTAATCTTTTTTCTATATTTGCATATATTTCCATACCTTCATCAGTTTTAAACCAATGCGCTAAAGCGGTGTATGGGTGCTCGTCAAATGGAACTGTCATTATCTTTCTATCAGTAGAAGTCCAAATGAAGTTTCTTTGATCGTTGGATAGTTTTATAATCTTAGATTCAACAGCTTTGATACCAAAGTTTCTAAGTTGTACATTATCGTCTTGAGTTAATTCTAAGAATAGTTTAGGACTTTTTCTAGCGAATAGTAATAAATCTCTTTTAAGTTCCTTAGAACTCAAATTATTAACGCTAGAACCCATCTCTACTCTCATAATTGCTTCTGCTGTATCTACGTCTAGCGACCTCGCTACCGTCAGTGCCTCTACCTCAAACTCTAGCCAATCTAACTCGTTCTCTGCTATTTTAACTGGCTTGTGCTCGTAAAAAAGCACGTCTTTTTGTGGGTGATATAAACTCAAAAGCTTTTGTAATACTGTTTTTTCTTTTTCAACATACAAAGCGCCATTTCTAAAAATTATATGTGATAATCTTTGATCGCCTTGCATCTCGTCAACAAATGAAGTTCTTTGATTTTCACAATATTTAAGCTCTCTTTCGTATCCTTTTTCTTCATCAAAGTAATATATACCTGATGATCTTATAGATCTACTTAGAGGCTTTTTATTTCCCTTCAAATAATAAACTCGATTTTTTATTTCCCATTTAGGTTCTTTATCTTCAATCTTTTTAGGTTTTGGTGTCTCAACAATAGGTGTTTCAACAACAGGCACCTCTACCTCTTCTTTTTTTGTTTCTTTTTTCTTTGCCATAATATAATATATAATAAAATTAATAAAAATAAAGGGTCGAGGCCGAAGCCCCGATCCTTAATATAATAAATGCTTACTTCATTAACATAAAGTTGTTAGCACCTTGTGTAACTAAACATCTCTCTGATAACATGTGGATTTGCATTGCATCTAAAGCAGACGTAGCAGCTCCAACAGAACCAGTAACCCAAGTTTTCATTTTTCTATTGTCAGTTTGAGAAGCTCTATATCTAACGTGTAAAAATGGTCTCTTAAGATTCTTTCCTAGAGATTGGTCGTATACAGTAGAAGTTCCAGCTGGGATAACAACCCCTCTGATAGCACTAGCACCTGCAACAGCGTTAATACCACCTCTAGTAGCATAGTCATTTAAGTATCTAAAGTCAGATTTGTAGAAGTCATAAGAACCTCTTCTGAAACCAGAGAAACCTAAGTTTAATGCCATGTCTTCAGAGTTGTTAAATACTCCGTAAGAAGTACCACCAGCCCCGTAAGAATTCATAGAAGCTAACATATCATCCATTGCTAACGAAGTAGCTCTGTTTACAAACATCATGTTTTCTTCAATAGCGCCTTGCTTGTCAAACTCAGCTAAAATAGCGTCAAACTCAGCTAAGTCAGTAGCAGCATTAACACCAGTAATACCAGAAGTTAAGTTACCTCTGCTTTCGATAGCAGCAAATAGACCTTCAGTACCAGTAGCAGCCCCGTCAGTATTATGAACAGCTAAGTCAGCATCGTTAGTTCCAGAAGCTTTCATACCTTCGATCATTGACATCTCTAAGTAATCAGTAAATCTAGCTCTAGTATCAGCCTCAGCTTTTAAATACCATAAGTAACCAGTTTGTCCCATTTCACCTGTAATTTCAACCCAACCGATTCTAGACGCATCAGAGCCTGATACTTCGTAGTAATCTTTTAAGATGATTGGCTTATTAGTATAAGTTTTAAATACTGGTTCGTTAGCTCCTCTTGAATCAGTTGAAGCGGCGTGCGTAGCACCAGCATCAGCTAAAGCACCAGGATAAGAAACTCCTTTCTTAAACTCAGAACCATAAACTAATACAGTACAGTTACCAGTACCATTAGCAATAACAGCGTCGTTTGCATCATAAGGAATAACCTCAATGTATACAGTTGAAACTTCTGTTACAACTCCCTTGAATGTTTGACCAGTTCCACCAGAAACGATAACAGTATCGTGAAGACGAACACCGTGATTACTACCTGGATCTTGGTCATCCATATCAGTTAATATTTCGATTTTACAACCTAAGTTACCGGAAATACCAGCGTCATGATCGATCATCGAACATTTGTAAGCTAGATGTAATCTACCTTGCTCAGACCATACAACTTGATCAGCTGTCATAGCCTCTTCAGCTCCTACTTGAGAAAGAAATCCTGAGATAGTTCTGTTTCCAAAAACCTCAGCTTCTTTTTCCATAAGATCTGGTACGTATTGTTGTGCCCAACCTAGGGTATCTGCTGATCCCGTAGCTAGGTCTAGATAATTTGAATTTAACGTTTGCTTTTGTGGAGCAGCCGCGCTGTTCAAATTACCTCCTGCAGTAATTGCCATAATTTTTAATTTTTAAATTGTTATTTGTTTTTAATTTTAAATTTGAAATCATTAGAATTATCGCCAAGTACTCTTACTTTGATACCACCCGCCTCAACAACCCCGTGAGATTGTCTTGGATCCATATTGATATTTTTAGCTTTAGCTACGCTATTTTTTAAAGCATCAGCCTTACCTTGTTCATAAAAGTGACTAGCAATCTTATCAGCGTTCATAGCCGTAAACATTGATTTGTGATAACCTTTAGCATCTTCCATTTCATTGTTCTTGTTCAAAAACTTTTTGACAAAATTATTAATGTCGCTTTGGCTACCTTTTACCGTGTCTGAGTCTTTAACATTAAATCTAAACTTTTTCTCTCCAACGTTATATTCAAAACCTTTGAAATTTTTGTTGAACACTTGATTAGTTTTATTTAAAAACGTACGGTGTTGTTTTTCTGCTACTTCTTTCTGCTCTTTTGATTCCGTGTTGTATCTGTTGAAGAAATCAATTGCTTTCTGTTGCTCGTTTGTGAGCTTAGATCCCATTTTGATATCTTCATAATATTTGGACTTTGCACCGTCCAGGTGTTGCTTTGCTTGAGCAACTTGCTCCTTCAAAGCTAATTTCTTTCTTCTTATATCTACATCCTCATCCATATCTTCGTCAAACGAGAAGTTATCTTCCATTAGAAAATCTATTTCCTCTGAATCTAGGTGGGGTTTTGTTTGTTTATAATATTCTTTAAGTAAAGCGTTGTTATCTAATTCAGAATAATCTTGATTTAGTTTAACGTAGTCTTCTAGATCACCTCCCGTGTCTTCCATAAACTGCATTAGTTTTTGAATGTTCTCAGGAAGCCCTTTTCCAGTGGCCTCCGCTTCAGCAACCGCTTCTTCAACCTGCTCTACAAGTTCTTCTACTTCATCAGTTATTTCCTCTACAACTGAGCTTTCTTGTGTTTCTGCTTCCGGTTGTATTTCTTCTTGTTTTTCTGAGGCGTTGGCATCTTCAACGAGTTCAACCACTCCTCCGTCGTCAATGTTGTTTTCAACAACTTCTTCTTTGGTTTCATTTACTTCTTCTGGTTTTTTACTTAAATCTACTTTTGTGATATTGCTATCTTCAGTTTTCTTTAGATCAACTTTAGTTACGTTGTCTACTTTTTCTACAACTTCTTCAGTTGTTTCTTTTTTCTTTTTTGCCATAATATAATATAATAATAATTAGTACTCTGTTTATTGGGGTTCAAACGCCCCTAAATTAAATCCACCACCCATTATATCATTACCTGATGATTCAAAGTTTTTAGGTGGTTTTTGATTATTTCTTTGGTCAATCATCTCTGATTGTTGTGTAGCTTGTATTTTTGTTCTTTTGTCTTTACGATCTTCTTTTTCTTTTTCTCTACTTCTAGTTCCCTGCACCTCCATTTGCTTAAGCTGCATGTTATACTGGAACTCTTGTTCCATTAACATTTTCTTTAACTCGGCTTCTGCTTGCATCTTTTGCATTTCTAATTGATTTTCTATTTGAGCAAGTTCAGCTTTTGATTGTGTTAAAGCTTGGTTTTTCTGAACTTCTGCTTCAGCGGCTGCTTGCTGCGTTTGGGCATTAGCCTGCGCTTGTGCCTGAATGTTTTGTTGCTGTATCTTTTGATCTCTATCTATTTTCTTTTTCCTTCTAATTTTCAGTAGCGAATTAGCCATTTTAAGATTCTTTATTTCTCTAACATCAATAGCGTCTTCTAACTCTATGTTTTGTTGGCTTAACGCAACTTGTATGTTGTTTTCTAATAAAGCTTTTTCTTCTTCGTCAGGAGCTAATTCAATAAATATACCAAAGTCATATAAGTGAAGATTAGACATTTCTTCTAGCGTAGCGACATTATGTGCTCCAATAGCTTGTATAAAAGCATCTTTAGTTGGAGAGTACTCTATGATGTCAGATATTCTTAAAGATAAACATTCGGCTATTTGAGACGTTAAAAACAATCCAGATTGTAAAATATGTCTAGTAGCAGTGTTGGAGTTAGCGGCTGCCATTTTTTGTATCCCTACCAGTGCGTTTTTATCTGGTGTAGAACCATCTCTAGCTTCGTTTAATCCGGTTACATCTCTAATCATTTGTAGATAGTAATTGTAATTACCAATAAGAGCCTGCATCTTTTGACCTCCTGCTCCAGATGTTATTTCTTGAATTGGCACTTTACCAGGATTCATATCACCCTCCGAAGTAAACGACCTACCTATAACACTACCGGTTTGGAAGAACATATTTAGCGCTTCTTGTGGGTTGTAATTTGTTCCATTACCTAAGTCAACCTCTGCTAAACCATCAGCGTCTAAATAAACTCCATCTGGAACCATTCTAGACATTATTTGTTGTAACTTCAAATGAGTTAATTGAATCATATCAGCAAAACCTGTTATACGTTTTACCAATGAATCAATCCTACCCTTATACATCCTAGGTGCTACGATAGAATAATTCATTTTAACTTTTGTAAAATCACTTTTAGGACGCATCATATTTTTTGACATCTCCCATTTTAGTAACTTTTCAGTACCAAGAATCATAGCTCCGTCATAGAGACACTCTATAGATCTTTGTAGTCTTTCATACCCACCTTCTTTGTCAGATGGTGGATTAAATGTATCGTCTTTTTCTATTGCCTTGCTTGCTCCAGATCCAGTTTCTTTCATTTTATAGACCTCGTTCATATAGCTCTTATAGTTAAAGTATAAAATTTGAACTTGGTTATTGTCTATTTCCCTAGAGTTGATACCGCCATGGTGATAGTTGTTAGTGTGAACAGATCTTGTTTTAACTATCTCTTCTAAATCTTCATGTGTAAGATGTGGGAACTGCTTCGCTAATTCATTTATAGGTACTGTTTTCACCTCGCCAACATAATATATGTCATCAAAATACGGAGATTCAGTATATGAGTAAACTAAGTCAGCTGGGTCAACATAGTCTATAGTTACTCCTTCTGAAGTAGTAAATCCTGTTTTTACAGCTCCTATTCCTAAAACCGTTAAGTCGTAATAAAACCGCTTCTTTATCAGCTCGTAGTTATTTCCTTCCATTAGCACAGATAGAGCTTGCTCTTCCGCTAACTCTACAGATTGCTTATAAGATAGTTGCATGTGGATCGCTAATTCTTCCTCGTTTTCAGGTAAGGTCTCTGGGTCGTTTTCAGATAGATCTAAGTTAAAGTTTTCTTTAACATACTGATCTACAGTCTTCATCTTCATGTCTCTAATCATGGATTCCATATATTCAGTCCTATTTTGAACTCCATATGGATCTTGAGAGTACGCTTTTATATCGTACATTCTCTCAGCAATACCGTTCGAGACAATATCTACAAATTTAGATATGATAGGGACTGGTGTCCAATCTAGATTTAAGTAGCTTAAGTCACCATTTATAGATAACTCATCTTTATATTTTTGAATTGATTGTTCTCCACGAGCGTATAATCTTAAGTTGTGGAAGTTGTTTTGATTAGTTGAATATCTATTGCCACCACGATCTTTGTTGAACCACTCGGTCTCAATAGCTTTAGCTACTTTTAATCCATAGTCATAGCTAAGCTTCTCAGCATCGCTCACGACTTGACTAGGGAAATAATTATTTACAACAGACTCTGCCATATTTTACTTTATTATTTTAGATGTGCTTCCGGTATTGGTATACTTGGCAACATTTATGTTTAATTTTTGTTTCTCTATTTTAGCGTTTGGTCTATACAAATGCCTGTTACAAGCCATAATAGCTAATCCAGAACTAATAGATGCGTCAAACTTTGTTCTTTTGGTTATATCGAATCTACTCCAATCATTTAACGTTTCGTTGAAATATATGTTACCATAATTTCCATCGCCTAAATGACCAACGTGATCTTGTATATACATCTCAATAGCAGCTGCGTGAGCCTGCTTAATATCTTCGCTCGAGTTAGGTATTCCACCTATTTCTTTTTCTGTCACAGACAACTTGTTCCAAAGCTTATCTGGTCTATTCATTGAGTATCCTCTATAACCTCTTCTTCTTAAATGGTATAATAATCTCGGTTTATTATTCTCACATAGTAATGGCATTCCATAAAACACTAAGGCCATCAATACGTCTTCGAAGAAAATATCAGCGGTTGGAGGTCTCGCTACGTATTCTAAGAACATATGATTAGGTGGGCAATCCTCCATTGAGAACTTCGTCAACCCGTGTAATGCTCCGTTTGATCCCTTACCATCTACCGTTCCTGATATATCGTAACTATCACAGCCAAAAGCTCCCATGTGTTCGTTGGCGGGATATTTAATTCCGTTCTTCTGGACTATTTTATTCTGCATGTGACTTGGTGGAAACCAACTAACTTTGAATCTTCCTTTTGGATCCGGATAAAATATAACTTGTGTATCTTTTATTCCGTTAACCCATTGAAAGTTCCCAACTGATAACACTGCTGAATTTCCTATTCCTTCGTTATAATCTATTTGTTCATATATCTTAACTAGATTAAATATAGAGTTTTTAGCCTCATCTCTAAACGCATGTTCTGTGGTTCTTGGGAATTGTCTATAAAACTCATTTAAACCATCATGATCAGACTTTAATCCTTCGGCTTCGTTATTCCAATGTTCTATTATGCCTACGTCAATTAATTCACCGTCTGGTCCGAGTACATCATGATCTGGACTATCGAAGACTGGATATCCGAACTCATCAATAAATCCTTCATAGTTCCATTCCATTGGGATAAAAAGAGAATATAAACCAGATTTTGTTTGTCCATTACGATTTCGCGAGGTAACGTCTGAAGCATTGTATAGTTTTTTAAAGTTGTCTCCTCCTTTGTCAAGGGCGTTAGAAGTTGAGCCCATCATACATTTTCCTACTATTCTACTACCTAATCTTAAACAGGTTTTTGTAACTCTCCAGTTGTTTAATATGTTATCTGGTCTCTCCCATTTTCCACTTTCATCATGAACTAATAACGCTAGTTTTTCCCCATCATAACTATTATCCCCTGTGTTTTTCCAATCTATAGTCGTGTCTAATCCTTTAATATCTTCGAGCTGTTCGTTCGCTGTAATCTTCTTTCTCGTAAACTTACTAGCGGGAACACGATAAGCAAGCTCGGATTTTGGACGATCCATTCCGTCTTGTATAGGTTTAAAAAAGAACGGATAGTTAATTGATATAGGAACAACTTTGTCTGTAAACATTTTTTTCGCATCTGCACCTGATTTAGATAATATACCATATCTACTATCACTTGATATAGTAGCTAAATTAACTGTTTCTGCTGATGACATAAAAGAGAATCCAGATCTACGGTTCTTAAGGTAGCACATTCCGTAACATCTTTTATCTGCCTTGCAAGCTTCCCAGAATATAAAGAATAATCTATTTGCTTCTCTAAAGTCTGGAGCCCCAACATCAATCTTGCTCCATTGTAAATACATATAGTGCGTACCAGTTATCCAGGTTGGCTTACCATTATTCATAAACCAGAAACCCTCCTCTCGTCGT